ATTCCTGAAGGAAGTACAAAATTGAATGATGAAGGTCAACCAAGATCAGGAGTAGGAGATTTTGATCCAAATGACCCTGCTACCGAGAGATATAACAATCCGGGTGGAATGTATCCTTCAAGTTGGCAAAACAAATATGGAGCTGTTTCAAATAATGATGTAATTGGAGGTGGTCACTCTATTGCAGGATTTACGACAAAAGAAGGTGGAGCAGCTGCACAGATGTCTTTGCTGAAAGAAGGTAAATACTACAGAAACAAATCCATTTCTAGTGCTATCAGTACATGGTCTGGTGGTAATAATGTTAGTAGTTATCTGTCAAAACTAAGAGCGCAAGGTATTGATACTAGTAAGAATGTATCCGACTATACCAAAACAAAAGCGGGAACTATTGCACTGGCCAAGGCAATGGCTAATCATGAGAAGGGTGGTAAATATAGTCTGTCAGATCAAGGATGGTCTAATGCTTATGACTTGGGTGAAAGTAAAGGGTGGATATAATGGTAAATGTAAATTTTAATAAACTCACAACTAGACAAGCAAGAGCCTTACTAAGAGACCCTAATAACAGAAATGATGGCACCTTTGTAGGTGCTATTGTTGCAAAAAATATTATTGGAAAAGATTACTTTGTTTCAATTGCCAAAAGAATGAGAACATATTTTGGTAAAGACTCTAAAGTGAAATACTCTAAGAAGTCACTGATTAATTCTGCGACTATCAGAAGATATAAAGAAAATTTGGGTTTGTCTAGAATTTTACCAAGTCCAATTTATGATCCTATAAAACTTGAGAAAATTGATACAGGCACTAAACTCGGTAGTGGTATTCCATTATCTCTATTTGTATCTTCACCGGGAACTAGAGCAACTGTTAATCATTTAAATAATAGTGAACGCAAGCAGATTGCAAAGCAGTTCTATTGTCATGTTCCTCTAATTGAAGGTTTCAGAAATAGTGAAAAGTTTAAGAAACACAGTTTGATTGTAACTGAAGGTTTAGTTAAAAAGCAAAGTGGTGAATCTCTTGTAGTTGGAGACATTAGAGATTTACAGACACAAGGTAGGGCAGTTGTATATGAGGTTTTGAATAGTAAAGGTCAGAATGATGCCTATGCTACATTTGAACTTGCAAACTATTGGAAAGACAATCATCTGTTCCAAGGATTGATTTTACATTATGATAGTTTAGACCCTGTAGTTGAAGACCCTATCTCTGGTAGGTTTGATGAAAACGTTATTTTAGAGAAAGATAAAGTTTATCATGCAGAGATTATTGTTGTAATGCCCAAGGTTGATAATAACTATAGAGGAATATATCAGAGAAAAGTTAGAACTGATATTAATTTCAGAACCTTCATTACTGATGGACTTGGGTATTTTCAGTATAAATAAAACATAGAATAATAAGAAAAATGGTACAATGGCAGTTACAAAAGCACTTTCAATAGAAGATGGCAATTTAGAGTCATCCATTGTCACTACGAGAAATCGTAAATATAGTGATTTGGATTTGACTTTTGCTGTAAGAACCACAGGTGATATTTTTAAAAAGACTGATGCTGCTGCTGTTAAACAATCTGTGAAAACAATTTTACAGACAAACTTTGGTGAGAAGCCTTTTCAACCTAACTTTGGTGCAGACCTTCGATCTAGATTATTTGAAAACTTTACTGATGAAGAAAATGCTTTTTTGATTGAAGATGCTATTACAGATGCACTTAAATTATATGAACCAAGAGCTGAGTTAGTTTCTGTTAATGTTAGAGATAACCCTGATAGAAATTATCTTGGTGTTAGGGTTGAATTCAAAGTTGTAAACACAGAAGAACTTGTAGTGCTAGATACTTCAATATCAAGGATTAGATAAGAATGGCGACCACAATCAATTCATCAGACTTAAACTTTGATGATATTAAAACATCTCTAAAGACATACTTTGCACAGAAGTCTGAATTTGCAGATTATGACTTTGAAGGTTCTGGACTTTCTAATATCCTTGATGTGTTGGCATATAATACACATTTAAATGGCTTGATTGCAAACTTTGCCTTAAATGAGGCATTTCTTCCTACTGCACAACTTAGAACATCTTTGGTAAACCATTCACTGTCTTTTGGATATATCCCAAGATCAAAGACTGCATCTACTGCTCAGTTGACAGTAACAGTTGATTTGGGAGCTGGTTCAGGTAAACCTTCCAGTATCACTATGCCCGCTGGAACACAGTTCACTTCAACTGTTGATGGCACACAGTATACATTTAGAACGCTAGTAGAGCATACTGCTTATCCAAATCCATTACAACCAAACCTTTATACTTTTGTAGATGCTCTCGGTGATCCTTACATTAGAGTATTTGAAGGTGAGTTAGTTGTAAAAACATTTATTGCCGAAATTACAGGTGATAGACAAGTATATGTTGTTCCAGATGAAAACCTAGATTTGTCTACAGTTGGTGTTCAGGTTTATGATAATATCAACTCTGATAACTTTACTTCTTACTTTAGTGCTAACGCTACTTCTGGTGGCAATGCTATTACAAGTGTAACAGCAGACACTGCTCTTTATCTTCCATTAGAAACATATAATGGTTATTGGGAGTTTAACTTTGGTGTCTTGGGTATTACAGGTAAAAACCCTGTAAATGGTGAAGTTATTCGTATTACCTATTTGAGAACAAATGGTCTATCAGCAAATGGTGCTAGTTCATTTAGTCCTGTTTCTACATTGGCTGTATCTGGATTTGGTAACAGAACACTGAATACTATTGTTAGAAAAGGTACTAAGTCAGCATTCGGTGCTGATAAAGAAAGCCTTGAATCTATTCGCACAAATGCTCCACTTTCCTATCTTGCACAGAACAGACTGGTAGCAGCAGGGGACTATAGGGGTGTAATTGCTAACGGTGTACCTGGTATTAAGTCTATTAATGCATGGGGTGGTGAAGACAATATCCCTGCCAAGTATGGCAAGACAATTATCTCTATTGTATATGAAAGTGATGTTAATGCAATTCAAAAAGCAGCTCTACAGACTTTGATTAAAAGCAATCTAACTGATCCACTTTCTGTAGTTGGTGTTGAAGCAGAGTTTGTTGAACCTACATTCATATACTTGGATTTGGTGACAAACTTTAGATATAATGAATCCTTGACAAACTTGACTAGAAATGCATTACAGGGTAAAATTCAAAGTACAGTCTCTTCCTATTTTGCAGCAAACTCTGGTAAATTTAATGCTACAATTAGAAAGTCTAAACTTGAAGCGCAAGTTGATGCTTCTGATCCTTCTATTTTGGGTTCCAATATTGACATTAAAATGTCTGCTAGATTTACTCCTTTAGTAAACCCAGACAGTGGTTCCTTTGTCAGAACAGATTATACAATTAATTTCATTAATGCTATTGAAGCTCCTTTGATGACCGTGCCTAGTATTACTAGTGATAGATTTGTTGTAAATGGTATTTCTTGTACAGTTAGAAATGCACCTTTACACTCAACTACACTACAGGCAGTTGACAGACAGGGCAATGTTGTCATTTCAAGTATTGGTAACTATGAACCAACTACAGGTAAAGTCAATCTTGTAGGATTCTTGCCAGAATCTATTGCATCTGGAAATTCATACTTGACTATTACTGCTAATGCTGCTGATGATAGTGTATTCAAACCATTAAGAAATACTCTAATCTCAATTGGTACAAATACTGCTGTTGCTACTTCAGATACTAATGAAGCATCAGCTGTTGTAGGTGTGACTAACTAACAATGTCTAATATTAAAACTCTCTCTGACTTAAATAGATTAAATGTTGACTTGAAAGAATCTCAGGTTGATACAATTGTCCCTGAACATTTTAAAGAACAATATCCTAAGTTAGTAGAGTTTCTGAAAGCATACTACGAGTATATTGATGGTGAAGATGGTATTGCTCATGACTTAAAGAATATCTTTACTGCTAGAGACCCAGAGTCTACTTCTGAAGAATTTTTAAATTTACTGTTTCAGGAAAAGTCACCAAGTTTTGGTGTATCCAAATTTCCATCTCCTAGATTTGCACTTAAACAGTTACCAAGTCTTTATAAGATCAAAGGCACAAACGTTTCTATTGATTCATATTTTAGATATTTCTTCCAGCAAGATGTTGAAAAAATATTACCTAGAAATGATATGTTTATTGTTGGACAGAGTAGAATTGGTGCCGAATCACTAAAGTTCATTCAAGATTCTTATTTTTATCAAATCTTTTCTATTCTTATTAAAAGTTCTATTCCTGCAACAGAATGGTTTGATTATTATAAGACATATCTACATCCAGCTGGTTATGCTATCTTCACTGAGACAGCCTTTGAACCAGTTGTAAGTATGTTTGGAAGACCACTTACTGAAATTATTACAGACTCTGATATTGCTGCTTCTGCTGCATCTATTATTGTTTCTGATGGTGAAACTGAATTTACAAGTCTTACGTCTGTCACTGCAATTGATAGTGATGCACAGAGAAGATTTGCTGTTAGTCGTGGATTTGACATTTACCAGACTGATGCAGAAGATTCTGATATCCTCAACAATTCTCTTTACAATGGTCAGTATATCTCTATTGCAGACCTTCTTGATCCTAACTCTAGAAGATTCAGTGATAGTGATAATTCTGCTGAAATTGCATACAATATGTCTGACTCTTCTGGTATTACAATGGATGAAGATAGTGGTACATTTGATACTATTGGATTTATTCCGGGCATTAGATTCTCTAGCACAACCGAAACTATGGATGAAGCCATCTTCCCATTCTACAATGATTCTGGTTTAGATTCGGCAATTGGTCCATATGTTTGATATAAATAAATTTACGGGTTTTCATAGGAAATAAAAAATGGCAAGCACACTAGATGTATTAGACTCAGA